CCTCGATGTAGGCTTCGCGGTGGTTACGCATTGCAAAGCGGATCGCTTCGGTGCGGCTGCCGAGTTCCTCGGTCTTCTGGGTGATGACTGCTTTGAGGTCGAATTTTTCGACCGCTTTCTCCTCGGCGACTACCGATGCCTTTACTGGAGCGGCTCCGAAGTTCGAGATGATCGAGTCAAGTTTTGCTTCGAGCTTGGAAATGACGCTGAGTTCAGCGGCCATTTCTTCCTTCATTGGCTCTGCTGCTGGCTCTTCGGATGGGATCATTGCTTCCATTTTTGTTTTGATCATTCCAAAAGCTTCCTCAAGAGCGCTCATGCGCTTGGAAAGATCAACAATAGTTACTTCGGATTCCCCTGATTCTTTCTCAGGCATTTCTGGTGTTACGATGTCTTCGGGCATTTGTTGGAAAAAATTGTCAACTTGCTTTGCCGTAAAACTGAAAAGACCGGTCGCATTTGCGGCTGGTGTTTGCACGAGATCGGCGCTGTAAAGCTCGGTGCAACTTGCGAAGGCGAGCCCTTCCACTTCGCGGATCGGGCCGCTGAAAGCGATACTGATACCGAATGTGTCCGGCAACTTGCTTGAAATCTCCAAGACGTAGTCGCGCATGGGCGATGTTTCGAGAAGGTTGAGATCGCCCAATAGTTGTTTGCCGACGATGCGGAAATTGTTCACGAATCCGACGATGTCCTTGATTCCTGCACCGTGGTCGAGGTTGACCTTTACGCCGCCTTTGTAGCTTTCGGCGCATTCTTTGACTTGCATCAAAGTTGTCTCGTCAACGTAGAGACCGTGGCCCTTAGCTTCGCCTATTGAAATGATTGATACGCCTTCGATGACATCCATGCGAGGGCGCAAATGTCAATTAGTCGTCCATCAATGCCATTGCCGCTTGCGCCATCAAATAAACTTCAAGTTCGTTCTCTTCCTCGCATCCGATGACGTTGAACGTGCTGGAAATAGAAAGCCATGCGCGACTCACTCCCGCATGGTTGCGACTGCCTAGCACCGTTGTTTTTGCGCTGATCGAAAGTCCTGCCTCGCCAGCATTCGAGAAGCAAGACGAGCCTGCAACTTGAATGCGCGAACCGGCGCACGCTTCGACATTCGCGACCGAGAAAACAAGACGGTTTCCGCGAACCTTGACCGTTACCTTGCGCTCTTCGCGTCCTCGTCCGCCGCCACCAGGAAGATCGGTGGGAGAAATAGGGACAGGCGGAGCAACTGGAATAAATAGCAAGCCCTGCACGCCGATGGATAGCGGCGTCGGGCTTGGCATTAAGCCCTGCGTAGCGATGAGCAGGGAAGCGAGCATCAACCTAGACCCTCGTGACTACGGTGTTTGTTGTTCCGTCTCCGGTGATCGCTTGCGTGATCGCGCCCGATGTCCTGCTCGTAGGCGTGACCGTGAGCGCGTTGGCGATGTCGAGGCCGTGGATCGCGTGGACTTCGGTTATCTCCGTGAGTTCTGGCGTGAGTTCCGTTCTCACATTCGCGGCGGTCAATGTTGAACGACTTGAAATTGTCGCATCGATATTGGTTTTAAGAAGCGTTCCAATTGTGCTGCTTGCGGTGATTGCTGAAAGTAAATGATCCCACACGCTTGCAGGCGTAAGTGCAGCCGTGCCGGTTGTATTGTCGACAGGCACGCCGAACGCCACGCTTGACGCCGATGGAATATAGGCCACGCCCGTCAATGCTCCGCTTGCGTAGCTTGTGCCGAAACGAACGTCGGTTATCGCAGGCATTCCTGCGGAGGCCGTTGCATCAACCAAAGTTTTAGTTCCTGTTCCGCCGGGGTATTTTGTGAAAATTGCTACGTTCGTTGTGAGTGGTGTTATGTAGCACGGTCCAGATACAGGAGACATTCCCAATGCACCAAATTCCAGTTCTTCGATTTTTGTAATTGACGATTGCACGGATGCAACTCCAACTCCCGCCGCAGTAGCTACGGAACCTATACCGAATCCGTTGCCCTTTGCACGGGTTGCCGTTATTGTTCCCGCTGCGGCATTGTTTGCTCCTGCCGCTCCAGCCGCACCTCCGGTGCAGATACCAGTAACGGTGACGATCCCTATCGAGGCATTGTTTAAGCCGTGCGATGTGGCTACCACCGTTCCGCCTGTGATATTGCCCGTCACGTTGACGGTTCCGACCCCTGCATTACTTACGCCATAGATATTGGCTGCGGTTCCGCCCGTGATGTTGCCTGTCACATTAACGGTTCCGCCGACTGAATTTGAAACAGCGATAGCGACCGTCCCAGAGATAGTGGTGCTGGTTATTGTGACCGTTCCCGTTGACGCATTGCTTACTCCGAGTGCCGTTCCAATCGTGCCGCCCGACACGTTGCCCGTTATGGTAAAAGTTCCCGCTGCGGCATTGACTGCCCCTGTTGTTGTTGCCCCGCTCCCGCCTGCGACATTTCCACTAATCGAAATTGCACCCGTCGAGCTGTTGTAAATGCCGTAACAAGTATTGCCCGTTCCTCCCGTCACATTTCCTGTGACCGAAATCGTCCCCGTCGAGGAGTTAAATGCCCCGATGCAAATGACGTTGCTACCGCCAACCACATTGCCCTGCACAATCAATGTGCCCGTCGAAGAGTTAAGTATCGCTCCAGTTCCTGCCACTGGCGAACCATTGGACGCAACCCCGCCTGTTACGTTCCCGACAATCGTTGCCGTTGCAGGAGAGACTGCCGAAAAGGACAAGCAGTTGACGTTGGCAGTCGTTGTTTTATTGGTCACGTTTGCCGTCAAAGTGACGCCGCTGTTGAGAACGTATGTTCCAGTTCCAGCATTTGAAATTTCGGTGCACGTCACATTTGCTGTGATCGTGATCGTGTGCCCCGTCGAGGCGCGAGCCTCGTCGCCAACCGTTGGAACGATGCCACCGACCCAAGTTGCGCCAGCGTTGAAATTTCCCGTTGCCGCTGAAAGAATGAGTGCCATTTTTTACAGCCCCTTCGCGTAAATAAATTCTTGAATGCTTGCGGAGATTTGAGCGACTGCGGTTGCTGTCGGAGCGTCCACGCCATCGACGCTACCGAGTGCCATCGAGCGCGCGTAATCGTTTGCGAGAATAACTTCGCCATTCGCGATTCGCGTTGGAACAAGGCGCATGGCCACGTTTGCATCTTCGCTTGCGTCTGGATTTACAACGGACGTGATCGCGAGGTTGATCGTATAGATGTCGTAGGTTTCTCCGTCGATGATGATAGGATTTGTAGGTTTCATATTTAAGCTAAAAGAATGAGTGCACTGGTTTCGGTTGGCTTGGGAAATTTGAGTTCAAACGCGCCGTCATAGACGTGCCGCTCGGCTCCGAGGTTTAGGACGCAAAGCGCGGCGTTGCCTTTGCTGGCGTTGTAGATCATCGCTCCACCTGCTGCGAATGTTGCGGATTTTAGGACAACGTCATCAAATGTTATAAAGGCATTCTTGCCGATGATGCCCGTGCGATGCCCCTTGAGTGCTACGCCTCCGGCGGTGTAGCCCATGCCTTTGATCTCGCCTTCGGTTGTGTAGGCTTTCGTGGTCGGCCCGATCTTTGCCGACGCGCTGTAAAGCGCGATCCGGTAGTCGTCGCCAGGTTGGTGAACGCCGGTGATGAGTGCCTTCTTTGCTTCGAGTGCTATGCCGTGAGTTATCATTTATTTTTTCTCCCATTGAGCAGAGCAGACCGCTACGCGCTGGCTCTCGTCTGGATATTCGCTAGTCATCGTTCCGCTGATCATGCACCGACCTATAAAGTCGTCTTGCTCTTCGTCTTTTTCTGGCGTCGGCATAACGAGTTCGTGCTTTGTTTCAAATCCGGTAATGCGTCCGAACGTATCGCGGACGGCAAGCGAGACTTTCATCTGTTCGGGCTGCGATGCCTGCATCCCTTTGACTTTATCAGCGGACCAAGTCTGCCCAGCGTCTCCGCCCCACAATGCCCATGCAATGCGGCCGGCGGATGGGAATCCGTCTTCGTCTGGAGTAAATCCTTGTCCCTTTTTATCGACTTCGTGCCGTGAAAAATATGAGTGCATTCTTTTAACGGTATCGTCGGAAAGATTTTTGCCGTTGCTGATGTCGCGAGCGCGTGCAACTCCTACGGCTGTCCCACCTCGGTTGTATTCTTCGCGCCACTTTAAGCCCTTTAGCGCTTCTTCGATCATGCCCTTGCTTGGTTTGTTCTCGTCTGCAAGATCGGCTTGCTTTGGTTGATCTTGTGGTGGCTCAGGTTGCGGCTCTTCTTGCGCGATAGGTGCGGCAACCGGAGCGGCGGCTTGAATTGGAATGATAGAATCTGAAATGTATTCGGATGGAATATTCATCTCGGTTCCAAGCGCAACGATCATTGCGGCTTCCTTCGCCCTTGCGCGAAGTGCTTCCTCGTAATCCTCGCCCATGTCGCTGTAAATTTGGCCGGCTGTCTTCAAACCAGCTTTCCAAAGTTCGATATCTGCGCGGGCTTCGCGTCCGTAATCAATCGAAACCTTGGCAGGCCAGCACCAGCGGCCGTCGAGCAAGTATTCAGAATCTGGAATGAGTCCGCGAGAAGCGGCGTCAAGAAGGATAACATTCTTGATGCGGTTGAGAAACTGACCTTCCAAGAGTCCACGCCACCGGAGGAACGTGCGCTCGGCCATAGCAGCCTCCATGCGAGCCATTGGACCGCTCTTGTCTGCGTCGAACGCGAAGCCGTAGGGCAAGCCGACTGCCATGCAAATGTGAGCCTGCACCAAGCGAATGAACTCTCCGAATGCTCCGGTCGGTCGATCCGACCTGAACATTTCCATCTTTTCGCCTGCGGATAGATAGTTGACCGTTCCTGGGTCGAGAGACTGGAGGCGTGCTACTTGACCTTGATCGTTTGAGTTTCCGCGTGCGAAATAGTCGCCAGCGTCTGCCGCTCCGCTCTCGGTCGTGATGACGCCGCTCTGATAGCTGGCGTATTTGATCGCTTGCACCTCGGCTTTTATCGCCTCCTGCAGATCGCGCGTTGCGTTTAGCGCAGTAGCGAAAGCAGAGCGCCCACGGTATTCGTCAAGTCTTGCCGCATCGAATAGGTGGATAAACTCTTTTGCAACAATATCAACAGGAGAAATATACTGGTTGTTGATAGTGCGCGTGAAAATAGTGTATGAAACGGGTCTTCCATAGTCGTCAACATTGATGCCACCTATATATTTATCCGTGTCCGTGCGGTCGTAAGGCGATCCGATGCGGTCGGCTTCTACGCTTTGCAGTTTTAAATCTTCGCCGTCGCGGACGATGATAAACCCGCAGTCGCCGTCACGCAGCATTGCGGTAACAGCGAGCTGCAACAGCGTTGTGAAATTGTGACGGCCTAGAAAATCGCAATCGTTGCACCATTTCTGCCAATATCTTTCGATAGCGGCGTCCGCTTCGCGGTTGCCAGTGCGGGCTTGGTATGCGATGCGGCCGGAAACATAGGTTGCAAACTTGAGAAGGAGAGAACGGACAGGCGGAAAATTGTCTGCAAGATCGCGAGCAGCACGGATGAGCGCGAATCGTTCGCGAGTTCCTGCCGTGTCCTCGCCACCGGATACGCCGCGACTGATCCCGCGCTTCTCGCTCGTCAATGCCGAGTCAAAGCGTCCGAAGTTGCGAAGCTTCGCTTGGTTGACCATGCGATCCAGAGCAGCTTTAGGCGAGACGAACGAAATGGCTTTGGTGATGATGTCTTGCTTCATTGCTTATGGTCTTTGCGTCGGGAACGTCGGCGTAAAACGTCTTACCCTATTTCCGCTGGCGTTGTCAATAGCGGCCTGTAATTCTTTGATCGTCTGTGCGACCTCGGCAAGATTAGCGCGAGTAAACGAGCGCCCTGCGATGCTATACGACGCGCCTGCAACGGCTATTGCCTTCAAGCAAGCCGTGAAATCGCCCTGCAATTCTTGCAGAGTTGCAAGCGGCAGGCCAAAAAATGATTTGTTCATCGCCATTCATTTGATGGCGATGTCAAAAAAAAGAAAAGGCGCGGGGATTGAACCCGCGCCGGTTGGTGTTAGCGTGATGCTTTGAACTCTTTGATGAGTTCCATTTTCTCTTGCTCGCTCATCGCCATAATTGCAGCAATCGCTTTTACTTTTTCGCTGTTGTTATTGATGAAATCAACAAACATGGATTCAAAGTTGTGGTTGGTATTTTGAGTTTCGATTTTCATTTTGTTTTTTCTTTTTAGGTTTTCTTCGTCGGGCTTCTTGCCTTTCGATGTTTTGAATATCTTCTCTTTTTTAATTTTTGAAAAGAAAAAAATAAAATTATTTTTTGCCCTTCGCGGAGCCGCTTAAACCCTAGCTCTCCGCGCCTATCGGCAAAACCCCTGCGAGCATCGCGGACGCGAGCGCGATACATTCGCAGTCCCAAAGATGGTTTGGCCTGCCGCCGATGCGAACCCATCTTTGTTCGACCTGTTTGGTCTTGGAGTTGGTCACGTCCTTTTTCATCTCCGACAACATCTGCTTGCGGTAGTCATCCGACACGTCCCGCGCAACCTCCCATTTCGGCACGGCGTCAGCCTGGCGAAGTGAAGCCAACTTATCTTTTATGCCTTCGTTGGAGAAAAAGAAATACGCGCACTTGAGTCCATCGCTTCCGGCCTGCGCTCCTTCGATCTTGGAAACAAAGCGGCGCGTGCGCCTGCCGCCTTCGATGTGATAAAAGCCGTCTTGTCCCGAACCGTGCGAAGCTGTCCACCCGCGCCTAGCGCATTGTTCGTATACCAGCGGCGTATCGTAACCGGCATCCACCACAACGCATCTCGGCATGACGTCGAACTGCTGCTGGATGGCGTCGAGCGTTTCCCACGTCAGCGGCCTTGACTCATGCAAGAGCATCGAAGATCCGTCCACGCGGAAGGCACGGACAATGCACCAGAAGTGGTCGCGTTGTTTATCAACGCACATAAAGCGCCGGTGCTCTCCGTCGATCTTTTGCCCTTCCAAATATTCGGCCTTCGCGTAGTCGCCGGTCGCGATCTCCGGTAGGTCGCTCGTCACTTCGTCCTGCCACGTTTGCGCCTTGCGCTTTTGAATAAATTGTTTGAGCGGCTCCAAGTTGCCAGATGACTTGGCTTCGTTGGCCTCGATCCATTCTTTGACGATCGAAAACCACGGAATCCACCAGACGGCGTAAGCCGGATACTCGAACGAGCGATGACCCCGAACCGGATGTGGGTTGAGTGCGCGGTAGCTTGCATTATTTGCAAGGTTTCGTCGAGTGCTGGCGTCGTCTTTGTAGCGCGTTTCGCAGTGCTCGCATTTCATTCGCACCGAGTCCTGCACCTTGTCCCACAAGATGCCGCCTTTTTCGTCGCGCCCGGTAGTGTATTCGATCTGATCGAACAAGTAACGTTGCCAGTTCCCACAATGGGAACAAGTCCATCCCCAGACTTCTCGCGTTCCGCTGTCCCATTCGGCGTCTGCCTCATGCCCAGCGTCCCATCCCTGCGACACCAAAAGCGTCTTTCTGTTCCAGCGGTCGTGGTGTCGGGCCTTGAGTTCCTTGATCATGCCGCTTTTCCACCGCCAGACTTCGTCGCCGATGCAATAGCGCATGGATTTCTCTTGCAAGTTCGTCATGTTCGCGCCTCCTGCGAAAAGAACCATGTGTGGGAAAAGTATAGTCGTTTTTCTGAGAGAATGCCGGTCTTCTGGGAACAAGTCTTTAACCGGCTGGCATTCGTTGAAGATCGGCAACAAGCGCGACTCCGTCCAGTCCTTCACCATGTCGTCAGTCTGTCCCACGAAAAGCGTAGGCCCAGGCTTTTGAGCCACGATGAAGCAGGCGAGCGTTTCCATCATTGTAGTCTTGCCGCCTCCAGTCGGGGCGCGAAGAAATACTTGCGTCGTCTCGTCATCACTTGCCGCAAGCAGCGGCGCGTTGAGCCACGGCGCCACCGAAGGGTCGAAGCGCGAAGCGCGATCCGAGTTCGGAAAGCTGACGTGATCGCTTGCCCAGTCTAAAATTGTTCCGTCGAATGCCAGCTTGATGCCGTCGCGGATGCCTTGTGCGAGTGGGTTCATTTTATTTGAAAATCGCAGGGACGGGGCGCGCTTCCCTTTTCAATATGCCGCCGCCCATTACCCATCGAAGAGAAGAGGGGCTTGTCACGGTCATCATACTGCCTGCAAAATCTTTCATCCATAGTTTCTAGTGGTGCGTTAAGTGAGTTCATTCGATATCGCTCCTAGCGTCCCAAATAAAAAAGCCGACCAATAAAATTGCGACAACGATTGAGATTATCATTTCATTCCAAAAATTTGTTTGAGCGCGTCGATATT